GTGCAAGTCGTAAAACTGTACCGTTCCAACTTTCTTCACCAGACTGTTGAGTTAAAGAAATTCCAGCCCTAGAGTTAAATCCCCTAGGAATAAATTCAAGATTTAAGCAATCTTTAAAGTGATTAGGCGGAACTGCATCCTCGTCGTACCAACGGTACAATCCTCGAAAATCTTCGATCGCTATTGGATTCTGGTCGATCATTAGAATTTAATATGACCGTTTTTTCTCGGAACGGCCAAACCGATAAAACTATTACGCCGGTTGTCCGACTTCGTAAACGCCAGAAACTCCAGCGGCAGCAGCGTTAAAGCTATAATTTACCCAAACATCGGTAGCATTACCCACCACATCTGGAGAATTAAAGTTAGCTGTCGTAGTCTGGAAGAAGTTCAGAACAATTTGGTTATCCTGACCACCACCATTTGATATGTTTAGAACGAAAGTCGTAGCAGGAGTACCACCATCGGTGAACTTATTATTCTGTAGGACACAACCAAAAGCGGCAATCTTGATGCCATTGGTAAAGCCATCGAAAACGTTATCCTGAATTAGCCAATCAGACTGGCCCACGCCGATATTGCCAACGCCCTGAATGCAATATCCGGTTAAAGCCTCGAATCGGCAACCTTGGACTAAAACGTTAACGCAACCGCCAACATCATTGATTCCACCGGAACCAGACGCAAATCGACAATTGATGAAAGAAGCGTGACCAGCATCTCTCTCAGCATTGCCAGCGCCGGCATCGCGATATAATTCTACAGCGGCATCATCGGACGGCCCAGCGAATAAAATATTTACGAAAGCCCAACCTTGCTGTAAAACGCGACATAGCGGTTCAGCAGCAGTTGGAGAAGCCGGAATAGTCCAAGTATTCGCACCAATGTTTCCACCAACAGGTGAAGCATCAGCGTGACGAGGACGATTAGCAATTCCAATAATTGCTACGTCGAATACCTGAACTGGAGTAACTAACTGTTCCTGAATCTTACCCTTGAAGAAAATACGATCTCCAGAGGAAAGCTTAGCAAATGCTTGAGCCATCGTAGCAAATGCAGTATCCCAAGTATCACCATCGGTCGCAGATGAATTTCCAGAGAAAGCATCGACGAACCAAGTATTACCAGGAAACCCAGGCGAGACTCCTATGTTATTCTGATTATCGTAGAGATAATGGAGATATTCCCATAACCCACGACTCGGAGATGCGGAAGGAAAACCATGTCCCATTTTCTTTCACCTTTCGGCAGCGCATTTAGCGCCAAAAGAAACTACGTCTAAAACCACGAAATGGTTGACGACGAACCGGCATTGCTTGACGATTTTTTACGGCAGTTGAAACGAGACGATTAAGAGCAACTTCTGCATCTCCCTGTAATGCTTGAGATTTAGTAGGAGCACCACCAATTGAAAATGCAGCAATTGCGGCTGTACGAGCGGCTAAGAACGTAACTGAATCTAATATTGGAATATTAGTAGTACCATCTACGATAGCTGCTAAATCTTTCCAATAGCGTATGCGAAGAATTGTAATTCCAGTTGCACCAGGAGTTTTAATTTCACCTTCGGCCCAAGTCCAATACTGTAATCTACTATTTTGTGTAAGATCAGGAGGCCACGGCCTCTCATCCATTTCTACATAATCTACATCTTCTTGGCCTTCAAATCTCTCATGTAACATTATCGGATATAAGAGATCGGTAGGCAACGCCGGCGTAGATGTCGAATTAATTACAGTAGTATTAGCTGGAACCGTTAATGCAGCAGTAGCCTCCTTAGCCGTCGCGACGCCATTATCTACTAATTCTTGCTGTAATTCTCGGTACGCTTTGCGCAGTACCGGAAGTAAGATAGTATCAGTGTATAGTTTGGCAGCAGTATCGTTTAGAAGCAAACGAGCTTCGTTTAGAGCTACGCTTGCTAATGGCATTTAGTTCTCCGTTGAAACTGGCTGAGCGCCTTTAAAAATCGCTACGTCTAGAGTTTGCGGATTCTTACAATTCATGCAAACCGGCTTGCCAGCAGGAATATTGTAACCACAATGAATACACTCTACCATATTCGTAACTACGGAAGTAAGCCAATCACGATTTAAGCCTAGATACTTCGCAGCATAACGCATCGTATCTGAAATGGCAAACTGTTTACCACGAGCCTGCGGATCGGTCCAAACGTCATCAGCAGCCTTGACTAAATTACTAAACCAATTCTTCTGCGTAGCATTCAACGCTGCAAGTTCGGTTGGAAATAACTCTTTGATCTTTTCTTTACTATGATTTCCCGGAAGTGCCTTCAAACCAGGAAATGCATTCTCGGTAACATAAATGCTAGCTTTGATATGATCGTTAACAATAGCTCCTGCAACTTCAATTCCACTAACCATCGTAGGAACCGATTTACCATCTAATACATAGATATAAGAGCGACAATCGCAAATTGGAACAGCTACGAAATCATCACGCTCAGCTTTAGGAATGTTAAAGAACGTAGGCAACATTCCAGGAAGATAAGGATTAAATTCATAGGGGAGAAAAGAAACGATTGTAGCGTTGATAGGAAAGTCTTTGACATCCATTTTAATTATCCTTCGGAAAGGACAGGAGTATCCTGCCCACCATTTTTAGTGCCATCTAATCCAGCAAATGATACGCCCTCTTGCGAAGCTAACGATTCTGCAATCCCAGCATTACCACCTAACATTTCACGGAACGTAGCTATTTCTCTCTTTTGTTTTTCATCCGCCGTCTCCATCACTTGCGGTCCTTTGCGTGAAGCCTCGATTACGAATACGCAAGCTTTAAGATTTGGAGATTGATATTCGCCATCTTTAGTTTTAAAGATCCATAAAGGCTCATAAGTAAATGTTGAGCATAGTTCTTTATTAGTAGTATTAAAAAGCTGCTCTAAAATCCAATAACCATCAGGAACGTAAGAGTATTTTGGAACTTCTACAGCTTGTTTTGAAGGAAGTTCAATATCACCATAGAAAACTGAACCAAAGCGCTTCTCAGTTAAATTATAATTTTGAACGATACGATACATAGGGCGAAGATTGATATCTTTCCCATAAAGCTTTAGAAGCTCACGATTAATTAACTTATAGTATTCCATATAATCAAAGCGACCGTTTTTGACTAGAACGGTCAAACTAGCGTTAGCTTTGCGCTAACATCCCCCCGGACTTTAGACCCCAGAAACTAATAACCAGTCGGAATGCTTAATCCAGAGATATACGACGTTGCAGCAGGATTGTCAACAAAGAAGTTGAAACTCGCAGTGAGATAGAAAATCTGAGCCGCAGCGACTGCTCCGCTCTGACCACGAAGTTCAAATAGACGACGACCTTCTAATTCGTAGAAATCAGCGGCGTGCATTTCTGCACGACCCCAAACCGAAGTAACTACGAAATCGATACGAGTCTTATCGGCAGAATAACCGATTTCAACGGGCGCACCAGCCATTTGCATCGAATCACCAAAATACATTCCAAGCGCTTCATCCTTGGCCTGCTTTTGGATAATCGATGCTAATTGACCAACCTGCTCATAAGCCTGCTTCTGGCAAGGATGCATGAATGCAATAGTCTTCTGCATCTTATTCTTGCCAAGACGATCGCCGATCTTGTTTAATGCTAATCTTGCCAAAGGCAATGCGAATGCACCACCAGCGACAGTCTGGTTAGAACGAATCGCAGGAATATCAGCGCGGTTTAATCCTAGCCAAGTTCCAGTCGATGCAGCATTGTGATGATAAGGTAAACCGTAGAGCCAAACCGGCGGAGTGGAAGTCGGTCCGGAAACTACAACTTTATCACCAGCAACTAAACCGGCAGCAGTACCATTAAATCTAACCTGCTTATTCTGCAAGTCATAAAGATCGATCGGAGCCTCACCGGCAGGAACCGTCGATGGCGTTCCAGTAAAAGTTCGACGAGTCGCTAACGTGGAATCATAAATAGAAAACGTATGATCGTCACGTAATAGGCGAACGCCGAAACCATCACCAGCAGCATTACAAGTGATAGTATCTTTACCACCAGAAGTAGCAACAGCAGAAACCGTCGCCATAACTCCAGTACCATCAGTCATGGTCCAGGAATCAATGTTGCGACGAAATTCTGCCATCCCCGTTGCAAGCAAATCTCGGAAAGTATTGACGACGGCTTTACGGGCGTCATCGGTGGCCCATTGCGCTTGCGTAGTCCATTCTACAGCGTGGCGCATATCGATAGTTCCGATAACCGCCTTATCCCAGGTCGGCCCGGAACCACGCCCTAAATCGCCACCGTTACTATCAAATCCTCCAGAACGACCACCAGGACGAATCTTTAGAGGAACACGCATATCCCTCTTAGAAACCTTCTCTACATTCTTCTTTTCGATCTTTGCATAAAACGTATCATCGAAATCGAAAAGCGTAGGAACGTTCGGACGGACCCGTTCCATTTCATTTGCAACTACCTGAGACTCAGTTAATGCCATTACCTTGCTCCAAAATTAATGATATCCATTTCCGACATATTTTTCTCCTTGACTTCTCTCGGAGAAACCTTTACTGATTTACCTTTAGGCAATCCACCGGCTTGAGGAATCATAGTTTTTCCCCTAACAGGAGGATTTTGACCTAAAGCCTCAGCAAGCCTTTTCTGTCGGATCGTCGGGATAATCATTTTGGCGCGGCCCAGGAACGCGCGTTTTAGCTGAGCTTTTGATTGATCCGTAAATCCTATCCTTGCAGCCTGCATCCATAACGATTGCATTTGCTTTTGTACAGCGCCGTCTTGTGCAATTCTTTCATTTACATCATTTAAGATAGTTTCGATTACTTTCTCTCGCGTAAACTTAGTTAGCTTTCCTTCTGGATCGATGTTATTCTCAACTAAAGCTTTAAGCTCTCGACCAGTCTCATTCTTAGCAGAACTCTCAAAGTTAACCATCGAATTGACAATTAACTGTTGATGACGCTGTTGAAGTTGTACCTTTTCAGGATCTTCTTTCGGCGCCGCTGGTGCTGTATCTGCTGGTAAGCCCTGTGGGCCATATAAGAAATGTGTAATGAGCTTAAAAGCGTTCTTTAAGTTCGTTCCATATTCCTTCGTAGAATCCTCAGCAGCGTTCGCAAACTTCTCTGCCGTAGCGAAACCGGTAGTGATGAAATGTTTAAAAGCCGGATTGATAGCACGAACATATAATTGCGGATTCTTCTCTTGCAACATGGGCAAGATTTCATCTGCAACTCTACCTAATCCATTAGGATTATTAGAACTGAGTAAATTAATGAGGGGACTAAAATCACCACCAGTTACATGCTGATCTAGCGTATCAAAAATCTCAACCTTACGAGCAGCATTCTCGGCATCTTCTACGGTTGGAAAATATTCGGAATACTTCTCAGCCTTAAAAAAGTTAGCCTGGATAGCGGGATACTTCTTGAAGATATCTGGAAATTCTTTCTTAAGTTGATTAAATGGAGGCGCACCTACTCTTTGTTCTTCTTCGGGAGTTACTTCTTCCGAAGCTTCGCCTTCATTTTCATCTTCTTCCAGTTGATCCGGATCAGTTTCCTGCTCCTCGGTAGATTCAGATTCAGGAGTTTCTAAAGTCTCATCACTTTGCTCCTGCTCCGTCTCCTGATCCTGATCCAGAATTTCCGCCTCGTTCAGATCCGCCATTTTCCAACTCCATTTGTTGCTGCATTTGTTGCTGTGCAATCATAGCTTGACGCTGCTGATGCATCTGCAAGTGTAACATGAGATTTTGATAACCAGCCGGATTCGTCTCTTTTAGATACTGGCCCGGATCGGATACCATGAATGCTTTAGTAACTTCAATATGAATTGTGTCGTCATCTATTTCCTCAATAGGAACAGATGGCATAAGAATAGGCTGCGGCTGTCCATTTTGATCTAAAATTGGCTGTCCAAGCTCATCCATCTGAATTTGACCAGTTGGAACAGGCTCAGATACCATTAAGTTTAAGCTCTCTACAAGCTGCTTATTACGCTGATCGTCACCAGGAATATATAACTGACCAAATCCTAGAAGTCTTGAAACTAAACCGATATTCTCAGGATGCGCTACAACTTGACCGAAGAATTGCGAAATCGTAGGAGACGGACTAGTTAACAAGTTAAGAATAAGAGCCCTTCGATCCTGTTCCGAAACCGGAAATTGATCCGAGGATTCAGCTTCAACTTCACCAACTTTACCCTGCATCTCTGCTTTACGAATCCAAACATTGATATACGAATCCCCAGTTTTCTTCGCGTAAGATTCATCGACTTGGAGATTACGAGCGTATTCCTTAGAAGCTTTTAGAAGTGTATCTTTCCACCAAACATTTATCATCTTCCAAGGCAAGCTTAAACGTTGTAATGCTTGATTCTTTCTAGTTTCGTATTCTTTCGCTGTATCTGAGCCGCCTTGAAGTTCACCACCATAAATTGCAGCGTTCGCACCAGAGACGAATTGGCCCGCGGCAGATAATCGATCGCCGAAGCTATCGACTTCACGAGAAAGTGAAGCCGTCTTTACGGTATGAAACATTCCAGCTAAATTCTGGCCCGGCGCGACTTTTGCCGGATATACCATTCCGGGCTCGGACGGCGATTCTCCAAATTTATCCCAATCGATAGCGTTCGATTCCGCAAATGTCATTGGGATGCCATAGAGAATCGTCCGAAGCGTCAAGTTATACATATCATTCGTCATATCTTGAACGTCTTTTAACGAACGCCCCATCGGAGCAGCGTGTAGATATAGCGAAGTCGGAGATTTCGATACAGTCCAATGATCATCTACGTTTTCTTCATAAGCCTCTGCAAAGAGATCATTTAGAAGTAAGAAATATACCCCAGTCGGATAACTTTCCTGTAATCCTCTACGTAGATCGTCGTCGGCGATGATATAATATCCAGATGGACGAAGCCAGACGCGACGAAATGTTACAAGGTCTAATGCAGCAGTATCGAAAGCCTCGCTAGGTTGTCTAGCCCAACGTTCGTATGATGAATAAGAATCTTCAGGGGTAATCTTATCTTTAAGATGAGGAAATAGTGCTTTGGCTAAACTGATATGATGTTCAGTTTCAAGAATTAGATAGGGGGAATTCTTAAGATCAGTCGCATAGAATGGAATCTGAACATTTAACGGTCCATAAACCTCAATTATCTCGCGCCCTTTTGGAGTATCGACGTAAGTCTTAATTAACTGCTTCTCGACGGCGGATTCAGACATTGGAATGACTGGAGTCCGACAGATTTCACAAAGTTTAAATCCTTCCACATCCATAGCTTCGTCTAAATTTGATCCACACGTTGGACAAACTTCATGAGTAACTAAAATTTCTTCTTCTATTTCCTTCGGAACCTTAACAGTTCCGAATTCCGGCGCGACTTGATAGTAATTGTAAGACGCTACAAAGGATTGGTTAAATAGAGTAAATAAAGCCTTTACAAGTAACGTAGTAGCATCGTTATGTACAGATATAAGATTAGCTATTTTACCATAAGCCTTAGCAGTTGAGATATCATCAGGATTATCAGCATTATCAGGGGCGAATCTTACACCTGGAAGTGTAGCGGAAAGACTCGCGATAATTGATTCACCGTAGGAGCGATAAACGTTGATAATTCTACCGATATCATTCGCTGAGATTCCAGAATCCTCTCCTATACCTTCCTCATATGGGCGCCAATCTTTTGCCGCGTCAGACCAAAATATATTCTGTAAACCTTGCCAGTAGAAATCCAGCTGTTTCCATTCCATGATGTTACGCTGGCGAATCGTTTTTTGTTGAATCTCAAGTTGTGTCGTAGCATCGCATAGAACTTTGCGTAACTCTGGGGGATATTTTAATTCGTACTTTTCGAGCGCAATTTCATCTTTAGTTAACGGTTTTTCCTCGACGATTGGCTCGATTTCAGGAATAGGAGGCATATCAATCATTGGCCGAAGAATCCTCCCATTCCAGATAACGCTCCACGAAGATAAGCAGCAACGTTATTACTTGAAGCCGGCGAGGTATCTTGATCGAAATCTACGTATTGCGAAGCATTTGGAATACCGATAAAATCACCAATGCTACCAGCGCCTCGCATTAAAGATGACATACCAGGTAATTGCGCCAATCCCTTAACACCTTCATATCCTGCTACAAGAGGCAATCCACCTAAGCCGGCTTGTTGACCCCATGCGAAACGATCCATTTGTGCTAACTGTGAGGGATCGTAGTTTTCTATCCCCGGAGTTTTAGTCCCTGGCAATACATTTCGGTTTATATCAGATTGTAACATTCTTGCCGTAGGATGCGAA